GTTTATCATACTTGTCTTTGCCATGTAAGGAAAGTTCTTTCAAAGCAATCAAAGCTTTGTCCATAGTAATTGCATTAGCATCAATCTTCTTGGTCCAATCCAATTCGTTTACGATAGTGACCATAGAAATTGGTGCAACCCAACGCGAAAATTTACCTTCAAATCTAAAGGTTCTTTTCAGGAAACTAACCTCATAAAGGGTCCTATTCGCCACGTCTGAGGTAGTTTTGGTTTCGTTAGTATACGTAAGTCCAAAACTTTTCATCAAATGAGTAAGAGTCAATTCATTAAAAACACCACGGTATTTACTAGATACAGAGAAAATGTTATCATCACCTAAAGCACATAAATACACATTATCTTTGAATTGTTGAATATCAAGTCCAGCTTGAATCCAACAATACCTGAAGGCAAGATTGTTGTAAATGGTGTTAATAATAGCAGTCAAGGGATTTCCACTAGGCAATGAACTATACCAGAAGTAGAGCTTATCTCCGTGAATATGTCGAGATGAAGTAATCTCAGCCCATAAGAGAGAGCGAATATTGCTCTCTTTTTCTGTGCCGTTATACCACATATTGATCATAATGAGAATAGCATTCAAAACTTCGGGCTGTTGAGAGCAATCAAATGCTGAGTAGTCACCAGCTCCGATGCATTTAGTCTCACTACCTTCTTCAGCATGCTTTAATAAACGATAAGCTAATGTATCCCAATCAGTACTGTAAGGATTAATTCCTATAGCAGAACCAACGGAAAGATTCATATAACAAAATTCATCCATAAAAGCTCCAAAATACTTTCGAAATAAGACTAGCATGATAAACGGAGAACCACTGAAAAGACGAGTTTTTCCTTCAAAAACTTTAGTTTTGGGACGAATTTCATCTTTAAGATTATCCGTGTACACAAATGCTGGTCTGATTCCTGCTCCATACAATTCTAAACAATAATCCACTTGAGCATCAATTTCTTGGAAAGAAACGTCAGCTAGATCCGTCAACCCTGCGTTAACAGCGCGATAATACTGTTTCTTATAATCAGTAACAGCAGCGGTGTTGTAAGGCCAACCTCCACTAGTCGATGAGTCAATAGAGCCTGTTCTTTCTCCAAACGGTTCAAGAGCTTCTCTAGTCGTTAATACTCTTCTTTCTTCTAAGGTCGATTTTTCAAGTAGATACCAATAGTGCTTCATAGCTGTCATCAACTTGTAATGATTGATAGGAACAGGTTCAGGATTATACTTCTTCAAAGCAATTTGTAAGGGGTCCATAGTTTCACCAGTGTCTCTATTCTTGAAGGGTCCAAGATAAGAGGTGGCATGAGGGATACGTTCTTCAAAAGGAACTCTACCATAGATGGCTGACTTCCTGATCGAAGTGACTCTGTTGTGGGGAGTTTGAAAATGCTTTTCTACAACTGCATCTGGAGCCAAACCACTCTGGGCTACGGCACCATCTAACTCCTGTTCAATGGGAAGACTTTCTTCCTTCCAGAACATAGTTTTCTTATACTTGTTGTAAAGTTTTTCAAAATCACTCTTAAGCAAAATGTTACTGTAACCACTTCGATTCATACCTGCAACGTGAATTCCAATAATCACTTCGTGACCTACATCAGGGTTCTCTACTGCAACAATACTGCCACAGTCTCCTCTGACTGTACTGGCTTTGTATTCTACGGTCTTGGCTAGAGTGTAAACATGAGGATCTTTCTTGTCCCACGCAGCATCGACGCCTAAGTGCCCAAAAATACGTCCAGTAGTTTCGAAGGTTTGCAAGTGTACAGTGTTACCTACTTGTGAAGTTGTGTACAGTGCTAAATCCAAAACACGTCTTCGATTGATTACGGATTCGTTAGAGAGCAAAAACTTGTACATACCAACAGATGTCATTTCTTGCATGGTGTGTATGACACAAACATCTTTCTCAGGGAATACCCCATCTTCGTCGACACTATTCAAGAAATCGGAGAGCGTCATTTTGAATCTACGTCGATTGTTGGTTGTTGTGAAATGAATCTCTTTGTTCTCCATTCCTTTTTCGGCAGCATAATAATCACAAGAAATAATGAAATGATAAGGAATAATCATCATATCACCGAAAATGTTTAGCGCATGTCCCAGCTTCCTCTTGGTAGGATTAGATGCATCCTCATCAACCATATAGACAATGAAGAAATTCTTATTAAGCACTGAACTAATTACGTCACGAGCAGCATCTCTAACAGACAAACCTTTGAAGTTGTTGGGAAAATAATCAGTTTCCCAATAACCTTGTGGTTTGTTTCCTGTGGTATCTAGTTTGGCACTACGTCTCAAGAAACCCCTACGAGGCAAATGAGCCTTGTTGGGTCTTCCATCATGAACATACCTTTCTTCATGTCCACTCTGTGAGTCCGGAGTCGGGTCACTGTACCATAAAGACAACATGAAATTAAGTAAATGCCTTACGGATGCTGAAACAAGTTTGATAGCGATCATAGTGACAAGTGTACATCCCAATTTCTTTGCTTTAGTGATCATGTAGTCAAAAGCTGGCCTAGAGGTAAAAGGCTCAGGAATTCCAGTAATCGGGTTAAGTCCTGAAGCTTCGCGTACAAGTAAAGTGGTAATTACCATCTCCACTGTGGCTCCTCTAACACAATATTTTGCAAACGATTACGAAAAATCTTCTGATTTTCCTCATCTACCAACATGTCCTTGATAATCTGAATAACTTCTTCCAAACACAATTTGTAACCTGTGACGATGTGAACATGATGAATAAGATAACCC